CCTCTTTACACAATGACTTGCCTTATCAACAACACAACCGACATCAACGGTGCAGTTGGCGATCTATCAACTCAGTCTGTAACTTGGAACGTCTCTGGTACAGTAGCAATCACAACTTCCTGATAAATAACTAAGGGGCTAACATGGCAAAGCTAAAGGTAACAAGGGCAGACAACTCAGTAACAGAGTACGAAATTACTCCGCTGATTGAATACGCCTTCGAGCAATACGCCAAGAAGGGCTTTCACAAAGCCTTGATTGAAGATCAGAAGCAGTCAGACGTGTACTGGCTCTGCTGGGAAGCAATTAGACGTTCGGGTGAAACAGTCAAACCTTTCGGGGAAGGATTCCTTGAGACTCTCAAGTCAGTTGAGGTCTTAGAGTCCGACCCTTTAGGGTAGATCGGAACTCCCTCACCTATCTCGCAGCTCGCTTGAGTTACGAGTATGGAGTTCCCTTCCAAACCATTGTCGAACTATCGCCGATGGCGTTCAAGGCACATGTAGATGTGCTCAAGGATATAGCGAAGGAGCGAAGCGATGCCAGTAGAAGTAGTAGGCGCAATCGCTCTTAGAAAAGCATTAAATGAGTATGCTCCAGACTTAGCAAAAGAGCTTACAAAAAACCTAAATGCAGTTCTAAAACCTATTGTGACAGAAGCTCGTGGTTATGTACCGAGTGAGTCACCTATGCGTGGTTGGGCTGAACGGGCTACAGATGCTGGCTATAGATTTCCAAAATATGATGCTGGAATTATTAAGTCGGGTATTGTGTATAAAACAACACCAAGTCAGGCAAATAAAGCAGGCTTTAGAAATGCAGTTCGTATTCAGAATAAATCAAACATAGGTGCTATTTACGAAACAGCAGGGCGCAAGAATGGCCAAGGACAAGAATGGGTCGGGCCGAAAGCTGGAGGTGCTTCTAAGAAAGTATCACGTTCCAATAATCGTTATGCTGGCAATCAATTTATTTCTAATCTTGGCAACCTATATGGATCAGCAAAGCCAGACCATCGCATGATGGGTCGTCTCATTTTCCGAGCTTGGGCTAAAACTCAAGGAAAAGCCAATGCAGCAGTTTTTAAGTCTATTGAACAAACTACGGCAAAGTTCAATAAGCGTACTCAGATTGTCGATATAAGGAGAGCCGCATGAGCAATGTAGCAATTAACATAGCGGCAGAATACACAGGAAAACCTGCCTTTGATAAAGCCAATAAGTCGGTTACAACTCTTGAACGCAATGTCAAAAAACTAGCTTCTGGGCTCGGTCTAGCACTTGGCACTACCGCTATGGCTGCTTATGGCAAGGCAGCAGTAAAGGCTTTTGCAGCCGATGAAGCAGCAGCTCGCAGATTAGCAACGGCAGTTGATAATCTTGGACTTTCTTTCTCTCAAGCTAAGGTCACTACATTTATTGCAGACCTTGAGAAGTCTGCCTCCATTGCCGACGACATTCTTCGTCCAGCATTTCAGGCGTTGCTAACTACAACTGGATCACTTACTAAGTCTCAAGAACTTCTCAATAATGCAATCCAGATTAGCCGCGCTAGTGGCGTGGACTTGGCTACAGTCTCACAGGACTTGGCTAACGGTTATGTGGGCATTACTCGCGGTCTGAAGAAATACAACACAGGCTTAACGCAAGCAGAACTTAAGTCAAAGTCATTTGCTGACATTCTGGGCATCATGCTCGTCAAGTCTGCTGGCTCCGCTAACGCTTATCTTGAGACTACTCAGTACAAGCTCGATGCTCTTACCCTTGCAGGCAACAACGCCAAGGAGACAATCGGAGCAGGGCTAATAGATGCCTTTGCTCGTATTGCAGGAGGCTCAGAAACCTCAGATGCGGTTAAGGCTATTGACAATATTGCCAAGGCAATCAACGGCGTTACCGCAGCTACAGGCTTCCTTGTAGGTGGCTTGGTTAAACTTTATAAGGGTCTTGACTTTCTCACTACATTCGGTGGATTGACTGGTGCTGATGGATCACTGGTAGGCATATTAGAAGGCAAGCCATCAACCAATCGATCTAAATCACCAGCAGGCACAGCCGCTAGAACAGCACAGCAACGCGCAGCAGAGACAGCTGCCGCTGCAAGAGCCAAGGAATTGGCAGGACTTACTAAAAAGCAGGTAGCCTCACAGAAGGCACTTACAGCCGAGCAGAAGAAGCAGAACGCACTTAAAAAGGCTGGCACAGTCTTTGACCTAGAGCAAATTCAGATTGTGGCAGCACTTAAGGGCAAACTTTCGGAAGATGACAAGATTCGCTTACAGGCGCAATTGGCTTTACTTAACGGCAATGCTGACTTAGCAACCAAACTGACGAATCAGATTCTTATGGCTCAAGATGCTTCAGGCAACTTAGCCAAGTTCCTTGCAGCTCTACCTAATGCTAAGAACCCTTTTGAGTATCTCGATGCTTACCTTTCATACCTTGCTGGCAAGGCAGCAGCAATCCTCACAGGATCAGCATCTCCTTCAGCACCTAATGGCAATACATCAGTCCAACCTAAACTGCCTGACACTAACGTCCCTTTATTGCCTTCAGATAATATGATTACTTACAATCAAAAGACAGGGCTTAATTACAACCCTAACGCTAATAATGCTCCAGTCATTAACGTAACAGTTCAAGGCAATGTAATCCGTGAGCAGGAACTTATTAACCAGGTCCTAGCAGGAGCGCAGCTTTCAAGTCTTTCAGGTTCACCATCTCAGATTGGTAGAATTGCAGGTATGTTCGGCTAATGGCACTCCCAGCGCAGATAGCAGTCAGCTTTGACTTTACCAATGGTGCAACCTTTGGTTATGACGGCTTCGTTATTGGCGATGCTAAATACGGAATCCTTGGCACTTCAACCCTCGGAACTTCCAGTTCTCCAGAGCCAGTAGTTGATTTAACTCCTAACGTCTATGAGATTAGCATTACCCGTGGACGCAATATTCAGCGCGACCAATATGAGGCAGGACAATGCACAGTTAGAATTCTTGATCCTTTATCTTACTTTTCGCCCCAGAACACAGCCAGCCCCTATTATGGAAAATTAGTACCTCTACGCAAGTTGCGTGTTTCAGCTACTACAGCCACTACCCAGAAATATTTATTCTCAGGCTATGCCATCGAGTACCGTTATACGTACCCTGTAAACCAAGATACTGGCTATGTAGATATTGTCTGCCAAGATGCTTTTCGCCTATTCAATATGGCTAATGTCAATACCATTACAGACTCAGGCGCAGGGCAGACAACTGGCACACGCATAGGCAAAATACTTAACCAAGTGTCATTCCCTACTTCAATGCGTACAGTAGCGGCAGGTGCTAATACTTGTATTGCTGATCCTGCAACTAACCGCACAAGCCTTGCAGCTATTAAGAACGCAGAGTTCTCTGAGACAGGCGCGTTCTATATGGACACCTCAGGCACAGCCGTTTTTAAGTCCAGAGCACAAGTCATGGCTTCTTTGGCAACTGCTCCAACAGCCTTTAATCAAACTGGTGGGATTCCCTACAAGAACCTCAAGTACGCCTTCGATGACAAGCTCATCATTAACCAAGCCAACTTAGGACGCGTAGGCGGTACAGTTCAGGTCGTCACCAATCAGACTTCAGTTGATAAATATTTCCCTCACTCAGTCACACAGACAGACCTTGTAGCTGAGACAGATACCATTGTCTCTGAGATTGCCAAGGAATACATTGCTACCCGTCAAGAGACGACTATCCGCATTGACGAGATGACAGTTGATCTACTAGACCCAGCAGTTCCAACTGACACAATGCTTGGACTGGATTACTTTAGCAATCTACTCATTACCAATATCCAGCCAGACGGCTCAACTATTGTGAAAAACCTACAATTCCAAGGCGTTAATTGGTCAATAACGCCAAACAAGATGACCGTCAATATTACAACGCTTGAGCCAATAGCCGATGGCTTCATCGTTGGAAGCTCGTATTACGGTATAATCGGCACATCTACATTGGGTTACTAGGAGATATAATGGCATCAGGACTACCATCAGCAACAGGCGATATTCTTACTGCCGCTACCGTGAATGGTCTAGTGACCTTTACCGTCAATAGTGACGCAACGGCAGACTACACAGCAGTCTTAGCGGATCAGTACCAAGTTCTAGTGCCTATGAACAAGGCAACAGCAGTAGCCTTTAAGATTCCCACGAACGCCTCAGTAGCGTTCCCAGTAGGCACAGCCATCACCGTCCTTAACAAAGGCGCAGGGCTCTGCACAATCTCAGCAACTACCTCAGGCACTACCACAGTCCTCTCAGCAGGTGCGGTTGCAGCTTCTCCAACCTTGGCTCAATACAAGGCAGCCTCCTGCATCAAGGTAGCAACTGACACTTGGTACGTGGTGGGCGCGATTGCTTAACGTAATCTCAGGGCTTCTTTCAGGCGGTGCTGCTCCAGCAGCGGCAACGTCTTATGAGTCTATTGCGACTGTAACAGTCGGCGCAGGTGGCTCAAGTTCTGTTTCATTCTCTTCAATTCCTAGCACCTATAAGCATCTGCAGATTCGCGCCTTAAGCCGTACAGATAGAGCTGTTACATATACTTCAAATATCATTCGGTTCAATTCAGACACAACAAATTCAAACTATTCTCAGCACGAACTTACTGGTAGTGGTTCAGCGGCAAGTGCTGGCGGTGGAGCAAATAGCCCAATTTATACGCTGATTCCTGGAACTAGCACAACTTCAAATGTCTTTGAAGGTGAAGTAATTGAAATTTTAGATTATGCCGATACGAACAAATACAAAACTGTTCGTATTTTGTCAGGTTATGACGGCAACGGTTCGGGTCAAATTTTCTTTGGTTCTGGTTCATGGCGCAATACTGCTGCTATTAGTTCAATTAGTTTTACAGCCACTTCTGGAAATATCGTGCAATACTCATCATTCGCACTCTACGGGATTAAGGGGTAAATCATGGCAGCAGGAGCAACCTATACGCCGATAGCGACTACCACTTTGGCAAGCGCACAATCTCAAGTAGATTTTACTTCAATTAGCGCAAGTTACACAGACCTTGTTCTAGTAATGAACACCAAAGGTTCAACTACAAACTATCCATTTTTACAGCTTAACGGCGCCACCGGCACAAGTTACTCAACCACAACTATTACAGGCTCAGGCACGACAGCGACCTCAGTCCGACAGAGCAACACGGTTAATCCCTATATTAGCTCTGATGCAGCCAATACAACTGGGTTTGAATTTAACGCTATCTTGCATTTTCAAAACTACTCAAACACTACGACTTATAAGACAGTCCTAGTAAGAGCTAACAGCGCAAGTACGGGAACAGGTGCAACAGTTCTTATGTATCGTTCCACTTCTGCAATCGACACTATTACTTTTAAGTTAAATACTGGAACTTACTCGATTGGCTCTACTTTTACTCTTTACGGAATCGTGGCGGCATAATGGCAAATACCTTTGAACTTATTGCTTCTTCTACTGTTGGTTCAGGTGGGGCTTCGAGTATTGACTTTACAAGTATTCCAAGCACTTACACAGACCTTTGCCTGAAAGTTTCAACACGTCACGCAACGGGTTCGCCTTACTTGGCTGTGGCATTTAATGGATCTAGTGCCAGTTTTACATATCGTTATCTTGAAGGCAGCGGTGCAGCCGCATCCAGCGGCAACGGCAGCGCAAACTGGTCGGTAGCAATCAACCCATCGAGTGCAACCGCATCGATTTTTTCTAATGGTGAGATTTACATTCCAAATTATGCAGGTTCAACCAATAAATCATTCTCAGCAGACGGCGTAACCGAAAATAATGGGACAACTGCCTACGCTGATTTATTTGCAAGCCTTTGGTCTAACACCGCAGCAATTAACCAGATTACCCTTTCTGCCGTCGGTGGTGGAAACTTTGTCCAATACTCAACCGCCTATCTATATGGAGTAAAAAATGCCTAATCCAACACGAATCGAAATCAACTGCGAGACAGGCGTTGAGTCAATCATTGAACTCACAGACGCTGAGGTTGCAGAGATGACCTATGCAGCAGAACTAGCAGCTGAGAAGAAGGCTGAAGAAAATGCTAAGGCTGAAGCTGACGCAACTGCTAAGGCTGCACTTCTAGTCAAGCTCGGCATCACAGCCGATGAAGCTAAACTCTTATTGGCATGACTCCCAAGTTATGCAAAGCTGGGCAACAGTTAAGGCTTCAAGTCGATGATAACTACCCAGATAGAGATCGCACCTCAGACGGCTGGATTGGCGACACTCGTCATCAAGCACGTCCTTCTGACCACAATCCTGATGCAGAAGGTATCGTCCGAGCCATTGACATTGACAGGGATTTATCTGGCAAAGCAAAGCCAGACCTCATGCCTGACCTTGCGGATCAACTACGACTCTGCGGTAAACGTGGCGATAAGAGAATCTCTTATATTATCTTCGATGGAAGAATCGCATCGTCTAAGAAGGCTTGGGCTTGGCGTCCTTACACTGGAATTAATAAGCACAATCATCATTGCCATATTAGCTTTACCAAAAAGGGCGATGCAGATGGCTCGTTCTTTAATGTACCCATGATAGGCGGAGCAGCATGAACATGAAAAACCCTTATGTAATGTCAGTAGGAGCGTTCCTAGCAGTATGGGGTACTACCTCTAACTTTGCTCTGGACTACCGAGCAATCCTTGGTTCACTTGTCGCAGGTGTATTCGGATACGCCACTCCTAAAAAATGACAGCAGTAGATTATGCTGCTTGGGCTGTGGGTGTTGTCACTGTGCTTGGTGGTGTTGCTTCATATACCCAGTTCATGATTAAGCATTACCTGACAGAGCTCAAGCCCAACGGCGGCTCAAGCATTAAGGATCAGGTCAATCGCCTTGAAGTGCGTGTCGATACCATTATTGAGATGTTAGGTAAGTAACACTTATCTCATGGCAAGAACTAAGAAGGTCATAGACCTTGATACTTATTCAGCTTTAGATGCATATTGCATTGCTCTGCACGTTTATTACACCAGTCTGCGTAAGGCTGGCTTTTCTACAGACATGGCGTTCTGGCTATTGCTGGATCGTGATTCTTATCCTGACTGGATTCTGCCAGTAAAGCCCATTGAGAAGATATCGGGTAATCCCTATGAGGACGATGACGAGGACTGATGAAGAAAATCGTAATCCTGAGCGACTTGCAAGTTCCCTTCGAGGACGTACATGTAACTCAGAACATTGCTCGATTCCTCAAAACCTTT